GGACTATCCAGTAGTGCGTCTTCCATGTCCTCGGCGAACTGAAGGCGTCGTTCCGCTAAATCAGCGACATCGTTAAGTTCGCGTTCATTCTTGATATGCGCTACCGGATTACCGTTCTGCTGAACGGCCGCCGGCGCTTGATCCACTTGCGACTTCAACGACTGGACTTCTTTTTCCAATTCGTCGCGCTCCTCCTCCGCCAACCGAAGTTTTCGGGTGAAGCGATCAATCCGACGTTGAAGCCATTCCGGTTCGTCCTGTTCCCCTGCGGGTTCAGGTTCCTCCGGCGCAGCTTCCTCATCGGATTCCGTTTCCGATTCCTGTGAAAGAACGTGTTCGGTGTCCCCTGCTTCCTCGGTCGATTCCTCAACCGGCTCGGCTTCCTCCACCGCACCGTCACTCGACGGTGTCTCCTCGGACCTTTCCTGTTCCTGTGGTTCAAACGACTCGGCCAACATCTTGGTCAAGTCCAGTTGATCCAAGGGACGATCAAGTCCCACTAGTCCGGTATCTTTAGGGAGGCTATCCGTTGCCTCTGCTACGTCTTCTGCCATGCTTATTCCTGCAAGTTAGGATTCTGTTCCCGGCTCAAAAAAAACCGTGCCTGCAATAGACACGGTTCCAGCAATGGCGGCTAATTGGTGTTGGACGGTTATGGGTGGTCTGTTAGTGTTTGGCGTTCATTAGACCATGCATCGGGCCGCCGAAAAGGGAGACATCGCAGCCGTCAAGGCGGCCATCGAAGGTGGTGAAGACGTTAACGCAATAGACGACTCCAAGTTTAAGTACACGCCTTTGCATTATGCAGCCAACAATGGCCACGAGGAAATCGTAGAACTGCTGGTCAAGGCTGGTGCAGACGTAAACATAGAAACGAACGCGCAGTACACAGCGTTGCACCTAGCTGCGCTGGATGATTCCGATGGCATTGCAAAACTGCTTATCGAGAAAGGCGCCAACCTGGAGACTAGGTCAGAGGAAGGATGCACCCCTTTGCATTTTGCGGTACTCTGGGATTCAATGGATGTTGTTGAGTTGCTTGCCGAAAGCGGCGCTGATGTGAACGCAACTGTATCCGAAGGCAATCCCGACGAAGGCAGCACTCCACTAGATTTGTGTGAATTGAGATACTCACCCACTAGGATGGTGAAGATTAACTACCTCCTCCGCAAACACGGCGGCAAGACGAGTGAAGAATTGAAAGCTGAAGGTAACTAAACCTTCCGGTACCGGTTCAACGTCCCCATCACGTCGTACATCGCCTGCGCGTAACCAGCGCGCCAGTGACGGTCATCGCTGCCGACGCCGTCACTGATCGCACTAGCCACACTCATTTCGGTTGCCTCGTCCAATATCTCCTTCAGCGCCACCCAGATTCCGCTGGCGTCGTCTAGCTGCTGAAGATGCTTCTTGCGTTGTTCCTCGTTCATTGCTGATTCACCGGCTGGACGCCGATGCGCCCGATCATCGCGTTCTGTTCCTGTGCCACCGACTGCTGAAGGTTCTTGCCGTAATTATCCAGCAACGCCTGGAACCGTTCGTCGCCTTGTAGCGCCTCCTGATACTTCGGGTTGTTGCCGACAATCTGCTGCATGAACTGCATCTTCATCGCTGCGGTTGGGTCGTTCTCGGTGTAGGCGGCCTCGTTCCCCAGCGCCATCAGCGCGATGTCTTGGTTGACCTTGTCGAATGTCTTCTGCGCCGCACCACGCTGGTCTGACAGCACTGACTGACCCAGAACCGGGTCAACCATCGATACCGCAATCGACATCAGCTTGGCGCGATCCACGGTGCCGGCCGAGTCAATCGGCAGCAGGTCGATGATGGCCTTCATCTTGCCAATCACATATTCGCTGTCCAACTCGCGCACATCGAACTTCACCGCGAAGTCGTAGGCGCCTTGAATCTCGGCCTGGCTAGATGGCAGACCCGGACTCATCCCGGCGATGCGTTGCAGTTCCTCGTCGCCAAGGTATTCCTGCACCAGGCGGAACATCTGCGTGAATGCCTCCGACCATGTCGTCATGTACGAATCCACCATCGCCTGCATCTTCGCCTGCGCGATGACCGGGTTGGTGTTGTCGTTCAAGCGGCCGAAATATTGATCCGCCTGGCGTTCGACGTAGGCAATGACGTTCAGCGCCTCGTTCGGGTTGCTTTTAGGCGGATCAAGAAACTTCACTTCACCCGGCCGCATCTCTGGCAGTTCGCTGCCGGGTTGCAGGCGATACACCTGACCCATCCTTGCCGGCACCGTCAGCGGCGGGAACACCATCAAGCTGGCGCGGTCGTACAACATATCGCGCTGGCCTTTGATCTCGTTCTGCCATGTATGGACAATGTCCGGCACGCCGCGGCTGTCGATCAGCTTGCGTGCGACGTTCTCGCGTCGATACACCACAAACGGATACTGGCCGGCCATGTGGTCCAGAATCGTGTCCTTGCCGTGCGACGTGCTGATCTTCGGGTTGAAGACGGTGCAATGGACGTTCAGCACGCCATCGTCGTCGATCTCCTTCCGGTAGGCGTAGATCACCTCGTACAAGCCTTCGGTCGCGCCGGATTGCGTGAAACTTTCCGACAACGGTTCCTGATACACGCTTGGATATGCGTCCTGCGCGTTCAGCACATCCTCGACCCACTTCTCGTCGTAGTCGTAAACGCTGACCAGTTCGCGCATCTCAAATTCCGTCATCCATACGCGGCGGAAGACGTGGTTTGTCGACTGCAACTCAACTGTCTCCGGCGGAAAGAACACCTCGTCAAACGGCTTCAGTGCCACCACCTGCGGACAATTCTTGGTGACCACGTCGGTCGGCAACTCGGTGGCGCCGTCCTCGCGCAGTTCGCGCACCAGCTTCTTGGCGCGCCTGCGTTTCAGTCCCAGTTCCGCCTCCAGCACCTCCGCCGCCAAGTCGTTCTGGTCTGGGTCAGCAATCATCCCCGGCAATTGGCCAAGCGCAGAATCTTCGCCTGCCTCTGATGCAATGCGTACCAAGTCTTCCATCGTGATCGGCATCATCTTCTTGGTGACCTCGCGGTCCCATTTCACATGAAGAACGCCAAAGCCGTATTGCTGTCCATAACTCGCCAACAAGCTGGCCTCCTTTCGCAGTTCGTTCCGCAGCTTGTTGTCCCGATAGTAGCGCAGCAGCGTGGTAACAACCTCGGCCTGAGCCGCGTCGCTGACCTCCGTTGGCGATGCGCGAAGGATTCCGCGCTGAAATGCCGTGGTCAGTATCTCGCTGTTCTCGGTACAGACCATGTCCGCCAGCCGAACTCGCGTGTCGCTGGCGCCGTCCCAAGGAAACACCTCCTTGTTGTCGTTGTTCTGGTGTTTCTTGCCGTCGTCATCCTGGCCGGCCCAGGAACAAAAGCGCACGTCATCGGCGCGTGTCCGGCGATAAGCCAAGTCGTTGTAGCCGCCAGCACGGTTGTACTCGCGGATTAAGTCACTCATTTCCATTCTATGTTTCCCTCCCGTTTGAAATAGTCGTCAATTGATTGACGAATAAATTTTCGTTTCTGTTTCAGCGGAACGATGAACCGGATGTCGCCGTCATCGGCCAAGGCATCCAGTTCAATCAATGTCAGTCCGCTGTATTCCATCGCCTGTGCGGTGGATAAAAGTTTAGGCCAATGCATCGTAATCCTCCTCGTCGTCCTCCGGTTCGATGCCGTGCAGTTCGCACAAGACCTCGAACTTCATCGAGTCCAACACGCCGACAATCCCGATAAGCGTTACGTCCAGTTCCTCCCGCGCCCAGTCCAGCACCGACTCAATCTTGGCGTTCAGGATGTCCAACTGGTCTGACTCGTTCATCAGTAGCTTCCTCCTCCGCGCTGTTCCAAACAGCCTTCCTCGACCATCAAGTTATCGTCTGTCGCCAGGTAACGCAGACAGTCTATCGGGTCTTTGCAGGCGCCGCGGTCGCCATCGGCGTGCGTCCACTCGCGCATTGCATAAATCAAATTCGGACACTTGTCCGAGATGTACAGCCGCGGATAGTTCTCGTCGTCCACAGGCCGTGTCTGGTCGTAGTACAGCAGGTCATTGATCAGCGCCACGCCTTCATCGATGTGCTTGCCGGGCGCCGGATAGAAATGCATCGGTTCCTCGCCGTTCTCGTCCAGATGCAACTTGTCCAGGATGCAGTTGCCATCCAGCGTGCGGTTACTGGCGGCACGAGGATCGATCAAGCGGAGGAAGATTTCCTCGCCGTTTTCGACTTCCTTAATCAGCCGCTTGTACTGCCAGATGGCCAAGCCGCCACCGCCGGATTTCTGCGCCGGCCCAGGCGATCCATCTGCTTTGTGCGACGGAATCGTCCAATCACCGCACGATCTGTCTGGAAATTCTCGGTAAATGAAGACGCGATCATCGACCACCCGCGCCCACAGCATAAACCAGTTCCGGCTGCCTGCCGGGTCGGCAACCATGAAATTCACCCCATCCGTTGGCACTTTTGCATGGCTGACGATGTGATCGTCGTTGAACCGCGGGAACTGTGCGCCGCTGGTAGCGGTGGCCCAGCCGTAGGCGCGCACCATCACCTCGCCGTCGTGTAGGCCGTGGACGCGCTTCTTCAGTTCCTCATACGGGTTGTACGGATTCCACTTGGTATGAAACCAGATCGCGCTGGCACGCGGACGACGACACCGCATCCTGTACGGCATCTTGCCTTCCGGCCCGGCCGGCAGGTTCTTGCCTGGCAACAGTTCGCTGTCGCGCCACTCGGTCACCTCACCGCCGCTGATCATGTCCTTCACGGTCATGCTGTATCCCTCGATTGGCGTGAAGCTGACAATCAACTTGCCGGCGCGGGTCACGAGGCGGTAGCGCAGCGTCTCCAACAAATCCATCGGCACCAGTTCGTCACACCAGATAAGGTCGGCCTCCAAGCCTTCGACAGTTCGGCGATCCTGCGAGTAATGCATGAACCAGCACTGGGCGCCTGACGGGAGGATGAAGGTGTTCTCGGTGAAGCCGTTCTTCTGCGAGTACGAAACGTTCTCCACCCTTCCCTTCATCTTCCGTCGGTATTCGACCGGCAGATACTTGTAGATGACCGGCTGCTGGTTCTGAAGCGATGACTGGTGCGTGGTGTGAAAGCAAACCACCCGCGCATCCTTCTTCTTGATCAACGCCTTCATCGCGTACTTGGCCGCGTACTCGGTCTTGCCACTACGATTACCTCCGCTGATAAGCAACTCGTCGCCTTCGGCCAACAGCTTGTCGGCGTCCTTCCAGTGATCCGGCTCGTAGCCATACCGGAACGGGTCATTCCACTCGTTGTAGATGGCCAACCCGCGCTGATACATCGCCTCCCTGAACTCCTTCTCACCTTCCGGCGTCCGACAGGCGACCTCCGCGTCGTCACGCGATGGCAACCTGTATATCGGATGCGGCCGGTAGATGTAGGGTTCCAGATCAACGTTCACCGTGTTAGCGTTCGGGCCGTGAAGTGGTACACCAAGGTAGCAATGATGTTATCCAGCATCGTTTTCTGTGCCGGCCTGATGTTGCTGATTGCTTTGGCCTGGGATTCAATGCAGGACGTTCATATGGACCTCACCGGCCCTTGGATTGCGCTGGTAACTGGTTCAGCACTTGGCGTCATCGTCGGCATTAAGCTGATCAAGTAGGTCAGTCCGTCGTCACAATCTTCGGTTCTTCGGCCTCCTCTGCTTCACCGGCGTCCTCTGCCGGTCCTAATCCAAGCGCAGTCGCCAACACGTTGGCCGCGTTCTGCACCTGCTGTTGCTGCGTGCTGGCCAGTTGCAAGGCCAGATTGATCAGCGTGTTCAACGCTGCCGTCGTTTGTTCTTTGTCCATGTTCATTCTCCTAAACGTAACCTCAAGGCTTGAATGTAGTGCCAGAGGTCAATGATTTCCTCTTCCATGTTGGCCAGACATACCTTGTCCACAAGGCAGCCGCCGTGTTCATCCTGGCCGGCCATGTACTTCGCCGTGGCCAAATCGTTGAACCGGTCGACGCTTTTCTTGGCGATCTCTTCCGGCGTCAGGTCACAGCGCCCCGCGCTTAACGGCGGCAGTTCGTCCAGCGTGCTGATCGTCTTAATTTCCACAGCTTGGCCTCCTCTTGTTCCTGCGGAACGTGATCCCGCGGTGACTCTCGGTTTTCCAGTCGCCATTCATCATCCCGCGCTTGGCCAGAAATTCGTCGGCCTTGCGGTTGAACTCCTCGCATTGCCTCTTGGTGACATACGGTATCGCACAGTCGTGCGCCGTCCTCGCTAGTTCTGTTCCGTTGTACTTAATCATCGTTGAAATTCAAAATTGGCTGGTTCATGTTTCTGCCGTGCAATGTCCCAAGTGTAAAGAATACCAAGACCTAGGAGGCGATCCTTGTCCTACCTGTGGAGGTTTTAATTGGGAAATAAAGCAAGGTAAGGCAGAAGTCGTAACGACGGTTGTCTGTGTAGATTGCGAACGTGGCCCGACCGAAATTCCATGCAGAAAATGCGGAGCCGCAATACTTGGGAAATGGCTGACCATAGAAAGACCAAGACCCGAAGCCTCGTTGTTTGAACAGGGTATATGGTTTGTCATCATCTTCGTAGCCGCTATTGGGATTGCCTATTGGGTCTTCAAGTCCTAATCACCAAACCCCCGGATAACGCGGTGACCGGCCAGTCTGCCGATACACGTCGCCATCCTTGAAAAACTTGATCCGCATGAATTGGCCCTGCCTGTCAGGCCGCCACAGCATCGCATTACGAACCCTCACGATCCGCTTGCGACCATCGTCGTCCCTCACCTCAACCATCCTGCTGTTCCTCCAGTCCCACCTGACCACGACGCCTTCAAACACCATCGGTTCCTTCTCTGCGCCCTCTTCCAGGCCGAAGTGCCGCTGCATCTTGGCCAAGCCGGAAGCAGTGAGAACCACGTCCTTGCGGTAATCCCAATCAGCCGGCTTGACCAAGTGCGCCTTGCGGAAATCGACAAACGCATGGCGCGGCAGTCCCCACTCCCTCACGAGGCATCGTTCCAGCACTTCTCCTTCGTTCAGCTTAATCACCCCAAAAAACAGGAACGGCCACCCGCACCCCTCCCCATGCGCTGCGCCAAGGGAAAAACCAATAAAACCTTGGCGACCTCGGCGACCGTTCCTTTGCAAAAATTTTCCATACGCTTTAACCCATCAATGAAGTCACACGGCGCCGGCAAGGCCGACCCCCGCCCCCGCCCTCGATGGTCTGGTAGTGACAATTTCCACCGTCTGCAACCGTTTTCCGGGGTGTTTGTGTACCCTGTTGTGTACCCGCTGAAAAAACATCACTCACTATCAATGACTTGCACGTCGTTCGCTCCTGACTGTGCGTCAAGAGGCACCGCGTTCGCCCTCGGCAAGCGGTCCAACACGTCGGCGATGCTGTCCTCTTTGACCGAGATATGCTTCACCACGGTGACTGGCTGCTCATTCATCAGCAGCAGCGCCTTTTCGATGGATACTCCCGCGAAAACCGGTAGCGATCTGTCGCTCACCTCGTCGTTGGCCAGCTTCTCCGCCATCCGGTCGGCAGCAGCCTCGGCCACCATGCCTAGCTTCGTTGCCAGCCTTCTCTTATGGTCAGGGATGGCCTCGAAATGCCGTTGCCGGAGGACGCTGACGGTACTTGGTGACACGCCATACTGCTCCGCCAAGTCAGCCACGGTACGGCCTGCAATGAGGCCGGTGGCGATGCCTTGGTAGGTCTCTGCTGGCAGCTTGCAGCCGATACCCTTGGCGGGTTGATCAACGGCGTTTGCGGCGGCTGCTTGGCTTTCGTTTGCTTTCGTACTCATCGATGTATCCTTGCAGCTTGTCAGCGGCTGCCTGCGCTTCCTCTTCTGTTTCGTATGACTCCTTGACCTCTGGCATCGGTGTCCCGCGTTCCAGGCGTGACCCGACTGGGTTGTCGCCGGCGGCGGATCGGCAGCGCAGCCTGAACCGGCTTTGATGGTCGATCCGCTTGACCCTTATCTGGCATTGGCGTCTCATTGGGTTGCTATGACCAAGACATACTTCAGGCTAGGCGTACTGGTAATCTTCGCATCAATCCTCCTCCACAACCTGACCAGTCCACATCGATATACATACGACAACTCGGCCCAGGCGCCGCGAGACACGGTTGTGCTGGATGGAGTAACCGGCAATTTGTGGCTCGCAAGGGAGGGGAGGATGTATCGAGTTCCGTTCGCTAAATCGCAACCAAAGTCGTTTACGCCGCTGTTGAGGTAATCGATCACACCGTCTTCCTCGTGAACGACCGGCTGGTCGTCTTCTTGGCCAGCTTGTTCTTGGCCATCGTCTCGGCCATGTCGACCAAGTCTTGATTGGTACGCCAATCCTCAAAGCGGCTGAAATCGCGGTTGAAGGCGATGTCGAACTTGCCCTGCCGGCCGTTGCGGTTCTTGCTGACCACGATCTGGCAAAGCAGGCGGCCATCGATGTACACGCTGGTGTTGGCGCAGTGGATAAACATCACGGCGTCGCTGTCGGCCTCGATGCTGCCTGACTCGCGTAGGTCGGAGAGGCGCGGCACGCGGTTGCCGTCCTGCTCGATGGAGCGGTTCAACTGGGCAAGCGCGACCACTGGGACGTCCAGTTCGAGCGCCATCTTCTTCAGGCCGCGACTGATCTCGCCGACCTCGGCCACGCGGTTACCGCGGGTTCCCTTGCCGCCGGCGATCAGTTGCAGGTAATCCACGATCACCAGCTTGACGCCGTGGTTCTTGACGTAGCGACGCGCCTCGGCACGTAGCTGACTGATGGTGATGTCGGTGCGCGGACAGATGTGTACCGGCGCCGCATTCAGCGCGGGAATCTTCTTGGCCATCAGCTTCAGCAGGCGGAGGCGTTCCTCCTTGTCGTAGTCGTGGTTTATGAAGTTTTGCAGGTTGATGCTGGAATAGCTACCCAGCATCCGCTGATTCAGTTCATCCATCGACATTTCGGCTGAAATGAACAGGATCGGCACATCGGCCTTCACCGCAAGCGACTCGGCAATGTTCATCGCCAGCGTCGACTTGCCCATGCCGGGGCGAGCGGCCAGCGTGTACAGCGCACCACCGCGTAGTCCGCACAGTATCTTGTCCAAATCCTCGTAGCCGGTTGGCAAACCGACAACGCCGGTTCCCTCGTGTGCGGCTTGCAGCAGGTCGATGATGCGGTGGAACGATTCCAGCCGCTCATTGCCTTTGCCTTCGTCCCTGAACTTCCGCAACTCGAACAGCCGCGACTCGGCGTCGTCGGCGAATGACTCTACGTCCTCCGCCTTGGCCGCTGCTTGCTGCATATCCAGTCCAAGCTGGAAGTAGCGGCGCAGGCGCAGGCGTTCGCGGCACGGCTTCAGCCAGTAGGACCAGTTGCCCGCCGTTGGCGCAGCATCGACCATCTTGACGATGTCGGTGATGTCGCCTCCGTTGTCGGTGAATGCCTGATCGTCCCTGGCGGCCAGCATCACGGTCGTCTCGGTGACCTCGCCGTTCTCCGCAACTCGGCCGATCAGGTGCCAGGTTGCCTTGTGCAGCAGTTCATTGAACCAGCTATCGTCCACACCAGCGGCGACCACCTCGTCGTAGGCGCCGAGGACGCAGCAACCCAGCAGGCCGCTTTCTGCGTTGGCATCAAACGGAACCATTGTTGCCTCCTCTGTTGCAGTCCATCTCCAGCATTGCCTCATCCATCGTGACGCCGACTACCCGGCTGCTGTCTTGGTTCCGGTCAAACAACCCGATCCAGCCGTTCTCTATCGAGCGGTAAATTGCCTCTATGGCACCGTCGTGGCCCATCTTGGTCAACTTGGTCAACTGCTTGGTGGCGGTTGAGGCCGTCAGCGTCTTTTTTCCTTCACGCTTGTATGACTCCCACTCGGCCCAAGCCTCGGCGAACTCCGGCGTGTCCAGCTCAGGCGGAAAAACCACCTTCTTTCTTTTCCCTTCTTCTCCCTTCTTCTCTCCTGTCGGCTTTGTGTCTGGCTTGCGTCTCTCTGGCGTCTCGTCTACTTGGTACTTGGCCCAGTTCACCAGCGTGATCACGGTGTACTTGTTGCTGACCTTGCGTCGGATCATTTTCTCCTTCTCCAGGCACACCAAAATGGTCGCAACCTTGTCCTTCTTGACCCCCGATTTCTCGCCCAGTATTCGGACACTGGTGGCTAGTTGGCCGGCCTCTAGTTCGGTCTGTATCCCGTGCAGGATGACGCTGTGCGGCCTGTATGCGGCCAGCATCAGTAGCCATGTCCAGACCGCGAGATAGTGCGGGTCTGCGGCAATCGGATTGTCGCGCAGTGCGCGGTTCAGCTTGACGTAGCTCATTGCGGCAATCCTTGGTTGAGGTCGCATTGCGGAACACCGTAGGCAGCCTTCCTGAAGCGCGGAATCGTGTTCTCGTTCTTGATGTACTTCTGCTGGAACACGTCCTCGGCCCACATCCAGCCGCGATAATGGAATCCGTCCTCCATCGTCCCGGTCATCAGCACAAACGCTTGCGCCGATTTGCCCTTGTACTTTGGCTGGACGACGAGGTGTCCGCTGCCGACCGGTGTCGTCTTCACGTCAACCGATATTCCGTTCACCACGCAATCGATCTGCGTTGGGCCATCGGTAAGGGTCACCGGGAAATGGTCGGCTATCTTCGCGAAAGCCAGTTCCCCGCTGAACCCGATCACGTCAAGACCCTTGGCGCTAATGTCGGTGTTGATGGCCGTATCGACGAGGTTCTTCCCTGTCGCGGCGTCGTAGACCGCTGTAGCCCACTGCGTGACCCACGCTTTCTCGACCTCCGTCAGGACAACGAACGTAGTCAAGCGGACACCTCCTCTTCATGCTTGGCCGGGTAGAACTTCTTGTCGAAGCACCAGATTGCGTGGATGTGCTTGAACACAGCCCAAGCCTCGTCAGCCTCCTCTTCGGTCCAGAACCGCTCGTAAACCTCCGCCTCGTTGACGTTAATCACGAGCGACAACAGGTTCGGCCGCTCCGGCAGGCAGGCGCCATACGCCGCCAACTGGAACAGGAACTTGTCGTAGTACTTCGGCGTCCATTGGCCCTTGCGTGACTTCTTGACGTCCTGCGTCTTGAAGTCGACCAAGGTCAATCCCTTGGCCTGATGGTCGATCAGCGAATCCGCCCGGCCGGCAAAGCCAACCTCCTTGTTGATCAGCACTTCCTCGCTCCACTTGTGGTCAACGCAGTTCGCCTTGATCCACTCGTCGACGGCAAGCAGTTGTGGGTTCTCCCGATCCCACTCCTCGCCGGCGAACATCTTCTCGATTGAGTCGTGGACGAAGGTTCCCCGCTTGGCCGCCGTCTCCACCTTCTTGCCTGCCTGGTCGATGATGTATTGGGCGGCAACTCCGGCATCCTTTGCTGCGCGGATTTCCTCCGGCAGATTTAGGGAAGCGAGCAACAGTTCGTTGCGCTTCCACGCCTCAAGGCCAGGCGCCGACTTGGCCGACAGCACCGTCGTCACCGACGGATACAGTTTCTCTTTGCGCGCTTCACGCAGTGTGGCGTCGTGTTTTGGTTCACCGTCGCCGGTGTACCAGTGGGCCGATGAATCCGGCCTGATGTAGTTGGTGTTTCTCGTATCCATATAAACCGTCCAGCCGAAGCTGGACTGGTTTTCGCCTAGAACGGCTGCGCGTTGTCGCTCGCCAGCACTTGGCTAACGTTCGCCCAAACGCCTCCCTCTTCTCGTGGCGTATGCTTGACCAGCACCTTGCAGGCGCGATCCACCAACTGGCGCACGTCGAAGTTGCTCTCCTCTTCCGCAGTCAAGCTGCGGCCGATGATCGCCTCGACGTCCGGGCGCATATTGCTCTTCGGGTTCGTCGAGAACGTGTACTTGCGCCGCACCGTCATGTCCTCGCCGTTCGGCGCCTTCTCGTTCACGCCGTAGATGAACACGACCTTCTTCTTCTTTTTGCCGGGGTTGTACCGGTCATCCTCAAGCACGGGCGGAAGTATTTCCTTCACCGTTGCCTCGTGCAGCCCTTCAGCCACAGGAACGAAGTCGCCTCCGCCTGCGCTGACCATCCAGTCTTTGTCTTCAGTAACCATTGTCTTTTCTCTACTTCTCGTTGCACTCGCCAATCTGATCAGCGAGTAAATTCAAAAACGAATCCATCGGCAGGATCGCCACCCACGGCTTGTGGTTGGCCTTGTGCGCCACGACTGCCTGGTCGCCGCCATCGCGCACCGCCTGGTCGACCGCGTCGTACAGTCGGAGGCGCTCGGTCCGCTTGACCTCAAAGTGTACCGGCAGGTTGGTAATCACGTCCGGGCTGTCCTCGCCGCCCTTGAACTGGCAACCGCGGCGGCAGGTGACCGGCTCTCCACCGATGGTGGTATTGCGGAACTGCTCAACGATGTATTTCGCGAACTCCAGTTCTCCACGTTTGCCTTTGCTGCGGCTGTTCATGTTGCGGCCAGATACTTCTTGAGCGACTTGGCTGGGATGCGGACCGTGTTGCCTATCTTCACGAACTTGATGGCGCCGGAGTTCCTCCAGTTGTAGATGGTGCCGCGGCTGACCCCGAACATCTCCATCACTTCTTGGATGCGGTACAGTTGCTTGGCCTCGCTCATCGGTGATTCTCCCCGCTGTCCCTGCCTCCGTAGACGCAATGTCGGGAGGTGTTGCCAA